CTGTTGACTCATCAATTGCGACTGTTTTAGCAGCCTTGAAGTAGGATTCCTTAACAATAGAAACTTTCTTAGCGAATGTCTCTGATGTCTCAAAATCAACATCTTCTACTAACGATTTAAGTTTAGCAGCATCGGTTTCAACCATGCCCTGAGTTGCCTCAGCGATGATCTGTTCACGACGTAGGTCTGCGACTTTCTCAGTTAGTTTGATATTGTCTTCAGTTGATTTGTTGAGTGATTCCTCGAGTTCAGCAACTTTACTTGCCAAATCGTCAACCAAGTCATACTTAGTTTCTGGAACTTCAACATAATGTTGTTCGAAGAGACCCTTCAAACCAGTAATGAAAGACTCTGCAATCTCAGCACGTAGGCCGGTTTCGACTGCAACTTTGTTTTCTTCCATCCAGCTTTCTACAACATATGATAGGTATCCGTCAACCTTTTCGACCAAATCAGTTTTGATTTGTTCTACTTCTTCTGAAAGTTCAGTGGTGTACTGTTCTTCCAAACGGTCGATTTCTGCAGATAGTTTAGACTTAACAGCAGCTTCGAAAATGACTGCGGCTTTATCTTTAAACTCTTCTGATAGTGCTTCGTCTTCAGAAACGAGTGCATTCAAGTCTTCTTGGAAGTCGACTTTAATTTCCACTTTGGTTTCTTCTGCAACAGCAGTATCTTCAGCGACAACTTCTTCGGTTGTTTCTTCTGCGTCTTCTTGGACACTTGTCAATTTGTCATAGAGTGAAGTTAGTTCTTCTTTTGTCATCTGTGACATAGCTTTATAAGAAGCATTAATTAGACCAGCTTTGGTCTTAGGTGCTGCAGCTTGCTTCGGGGCAGACTTCTTGATAGAAGCGACTGTCTCGTCGTTAGCTTTATCACCATTAACTTCTTTTTCAGCATCTGTAGCTTCTTCTACAGAATCAGCATCTTCGGCGACAACGTCAGTAGTTTCCTCATCAGAAACTTCAACATTCTCCACCACTTGCTCATCCTGGAGTTCTTCTACAGTAATGTCTTCAGCGACTAGATCAAGTTCTTGATCTTGCTTTTTCTCTGACATTAGCATACTCCTATAAGGTTAAAGTTTTGAGAGGAAATCTTGGAAGACACGCAGTTTCGCTTCGGAAAGTTCACTGAATTTTGCCTTTTTAATTTCTGTCTCATATTTCTCAATTTGCTGAGCTTTTAGCAACCCGTTGTCCCATATCCATTCGACACCTTCCATGATTCCATTAACGAAAGCATCATGTGCGGAAGGATCCTGTACAATATCTACGGTTGATAGCATAAAGTCGTTTCCAACTCTCATAACGCCATCGCTGCCTTTCTCAAGACTACCCATACCACGACTAGAGACGCCCAATTGAACACCACCTTCGAGCAGACCTTGTACGATCTTTCCCATAGGAGTATTTAAAATGGACGCCTTTCCAATCACATCATTTCCTTCAAAGTGAAGATCAGTGATGCGATGTGAAACTTTATCTAAGTTAATTGTAGGACCATCAGGATGATTCAACTCACCAACTGCACGTCCTGTTTTAACTTGTTCGGTTACATACTTATTAACTGCAGACTCCATGATTTTCTTCTCATAGATTCTGCCGTTGCGGTTCGCTTTTTCCGCTTGCATGAATACACCTTCGATGGCGTATCCTTTAGTTCCATCTTTCTTAGCTTCAGTTAGTACCTGAATGCTAGAGTCAAGATGTTCTGTAATGAGTTTCATGTATGTAACCCTTAAAAATTATTCTTCTTCGGATGATAGTTCTTCACTATCACTAATTTCTTCTTCGGAAGCGCCACTACCATCATATAGACTTGATGCGATCTCGATTCTACGAGTCTCTAATGCATCACTCATTTTATCTGCGACTGCAAAGTCAAATGCAGATTTAGCTGAGGTATAATCCTTATCAGCTAAGGCGTCAATGATTCCTCTAATATGTTCACTCATAACAATTTATCTCCGATTTAAAATCTTCTGTAATTATATTTATACAAATTTGAATCTTCACTTATTCAAATCTACCTCTTCAGCATCATCGTCTTCATCTTCTTCGTCTGGAGCGACACGCATATTATTACCTGCTGGATTAGGTGTAGGAATATTCATAGGAACTTCTTCTGGGTCCTGAGATTCTTTTTCCTCATCCATCTCTTCCTGCATCTTATCGATTTCTTCATCGTTCATACGCAAGACAGTTCGTTTAACCCACTCACGTGAGAAATATGTTCCGACATAGTTTTCCATCAACTGAAGTGTATTGAGTCGCTCACGCAACATCTCTGAATCTTTTAGTTCTGAGAAGTGGTTATCCTCAATATAGTCGATAGCGAGTTGTTCTTTAATATCTTCCCAGTCTTCTCTATTAATAATACCCTTTAGAATCAACTGAGTCTTAAGCAAGTCCATGAACATCAATGCGAAACGTTTACGCAAACGATTGACAAACTTCTGGAACTTCAATTCATCACGAGTAATCTCACTGGAGCGACCCATAGAGAACTGAGACTCTTGCTCTAAACGGTTGACCGGAACGTTTAATGATTTATACAACTTCTTCTGGAAGTATATAATATCATCAATCTGACCTAAGTTCTCACCGCCTGGTAAAGTAGAGATCTCTGTACCACGACCACCTTCGCGACGTGGCAACCAGAAGTCTTCTAACATAGACATATGTTTACGATCGTCTTTGATCTCACCAGTCTGTGCATCGTATACCAACTTGTTACGATACTGAGACATAACTCCACGCAGATATTCTTCTGCTTTACCCTTTGGTAAGTTACCAACGTCAATATAGAAAATACGACGTTCTGGGGCACGAGACAAACGATAGATGACCAAAGAGTCTTCCATCATGCGTAATTGGTTGACTGGTTTCAACGCCTTCTGCAAGTGTGACAGTACACGTTTACGTGAAGAATCTAGTAGACCAGAAGTCGAATAACAAATAGCATCTTTACTAATCTTAAGAGCCTGTGTGCTCTTCCCATTGGTCATATCTTGGTATACGAAATATTCTTCAGACCCTGATACCATAGCCATGCCAGTTGCCTGATCACGTTTATCTTTCTTAACCTCACGCACTTTGCGAATCTTGGTAGGATCAATAGGACGCAGTTCAAGAATACCCTTCTTGGTATTTTTTTCGTCTACGATGATATGATAGAACAATCTACCATCTACGTACCACTTACGGAAAATCTCATGTCCGTTTTGATTGAAGTTCAATAGTGATGTAACTTCATCAAATGATTCTTTGATAAGTTTTTTAACTTTATCTGGTTGTTCCAAGTCGTCCATGATAATGTCGACTGGAGTTGAGTCTTCGTCTGATACGATAGCCTCATTAACAATATCTTCGATCGCAGCATCACACTCCGGATGTTCAGCAATCTGTCGGTATTTTAAAATTAGGTCTGCATCGGTCTTAGCAGCAGTACCATCAAGGTCTACATATGATCCGAAGTAACCGCCAGCCGTGACTACGCCAGCACCGTCTTCGTTCTCTTTAGGAACAAAGGATACTTTCTTCTTCTCTTCTGCTTCTTCAGACTTTCGTTTGATTTCAAAACCGAATAATTCCATACATTTACCTATACAATATCAATATAAAATGGGGAGAGACATCCCTCCCCACTCTTTTACTTATACAACAATTTTAGGTCGTTGTATTAGATTCCCAGTAAGTAACTTGGAATTCAACCGTAAACTCTTCGATCTGGTCGTTACTTTCGTAAGACAATTCGATCGGAGAGATGTTTGAAGGCCAAACACTACGGAAGTCGTAACGTTTAGTCGTCTCACCTGCCTTGTTCAACTGCTCAACCACCATATCGGCGACATATTCAGTTGGGTTTGCAAGACCTGTGTTTTGACTGTGTGAGTTGATACCGTTCATCCAACGCTCCATCGCATTACGAACATCCATCGTGGAGTCGTTAATGATGGTCACTGTCCATGGTTCAAATGTACGGTCACCTGCAATTTGCAACTGACGTCCACGGAAAGGAACCACTACTGGAGCAATTGTTGATCCTGGAAGTTGTGCAGCCTTACACATGAATGAGGTCAACTCAACGTTACCACCAGCATAGCCAGGG